CCTTGAAGGTGCTGTTTGCCTTACCTTTGGCGCAAAGCGAAAGGATGGGGGTTTCTTCTGGGGCGAGGATCGTCAACTCATTGCTGAGGTCTTCGCGGTTGCTGATTGCGGAACCTTGGCCAAGTTTGGCTTGGGGCGCATTCGGGTTATAGCTAGTTGAGATAGGCATGATATTAGTTGGTTAAATTATTTAGTCATCCGGGCAACGCGGGCGGCAACCCAGTCCTCAACAGATTGTGAGGCTTGGAACCTTTGGTAGGCTTGATCAGCACCCTTCTTCGCGGTCTTCGCACCTGCTTTCGCTGCTCCAGCACCATACGGGGTTCCAGCTACTTTTGGCTTGGAAATGTTCCCCGCTGCTTTCGCCGCGGCTTTGGTCTTATTACTGCGATGGATGGATCTAACTGCGTGTGCCAAAATGTACGGGAGTTGCGGCCCGAGGTCTGGAACATGCAGGTTAACCTGTTCAACAAGTGGGTCAGCTAGGAGTGCCTTGTATTGTTTTCCGATGTCGGACTCCTCGTCGGCAACCTCTGGGACTTCCTGCGGGATCAGCCCGGTGAAGTGTTCCCGTGCCTGCTCGCGTTGTCCTCGCTTTGCGAGTTCGGCGTGCTGGGCTGGGAGGTATTTTGCCATTGCTTCCCGCGCATTGCGGTTGGCTCGACGAATCTCCTTCTTCGTAAACTCCTTGTCGCCAAGTACGATGATGTCTTCAGCACCATAGTCCTCATGCTCTTCAAGGATTGTGTCGGTTTCCTCCGCGACCTTCTCCAGTTCCGCATATTTAGCTTGTAGCCCTTCGACTGTATCAATGTCACGGAAGGGGTTTTGCTCTGCTGGAATGACTGGCAGTGGTTTCGTTTCGGCCTGCGAGTTCAGCTTCTCCTCAAGTGCCTTCTTTTGCGCTGTAAGCTCACCCACGCGGTGGAGCAAACGGCTGCGGCTCTTTTTGGCTAATGCTTGGATCTCCTCAGGGTTTAGCGACAACAAGTCTACTTCCTGTTCCTCTTCGCCTTCGTCCTCGGCTTCTTCTTCTTCGGGTTCTTCCTGTTCGTCGGAAACTGCCTCTGGTTCCAGAGTCTCTTCGTCTTCCCAAGAATCATCCTCAGTTTCAGCAGCTTCGGCTTCTGGTTCTGAGTATCTCTGACTCCTCTGATTGATTAGATCTTCAAAGGATATGTTATTGGACAAGGGATTTTCGGCCCCCTCGGTGGCCTCGGATTGCACATTCATGTTTTTGACACCAGTTAACGCCCGGCGGCGGCGATGACCTAGCAATGTGGAGGGAGTTAATATAAGTCAACAATGGGGGCATATAGGTGTGGATAAGTGTGAATATAACAAGAATTGGATATAAATGGATATAAATGGATATATGTGGACGCAAATTGCGACCTTAAATCTTGTCAGAAATAATGGGTGGTTTTTCTGACAATTCTGTGACAAATAATGGGTACTTTTTGTCACAAGATTTGACGCAAATCGTGTGGTATTTTTGCGTTATCGTCGGAGAAAAGGTCGGAGAAAATGTCGGAGAAAATGTCGGAGAAAATCCACGCCACGAATGCGGATATTTTGGCGGGTAATTTGTGGGTTGACTTGCGGGAAAACCCAGAGTAGGATTCGCCTTGACGAAGAGTCGGATTCTTAGTCACCATTCACCTCCCAGCTTAAAACGCTGGTCTAGGGCTGGCACGAGTTTCCGACTCCTCGTGCTAGCCCTTTGTTTTTACCCGAAGGTCTGGCGACATAGACAAGCAACCGAGGAACGCTAGAACGACCGCACGGAAGCTAGGTAAAAGTCTCACAGGGTACTGCGCTTGATGAATTTGCGGCGCAGTTAAATAGAGTGTGACGATCAAGGAGTTTGACGCAGCCTTACAGCCTCAACCCTCTGCTATCCTTGGTTCCAGCCTTGCTGGTGTGTATGTCGTCCTTTCCGCAGAATATACGGGAGTATGAAGCATAGTTTAGCCTGTAATGGGCGAACTATGCCTGCAAGCCTTCCGAGTAATGCCGGGAGTTGGGGAATGTGCTAATGTATGAGAAACTGGACGAAAACCGTCCTAATTGTTGCATATTTCCACATATTAAGCCCTGCTTAATTACTCAACTTGTAAGTATTTCTTACAGGTTAAAAGAAAGGCCACGGGGATGAAACCCGTGACCTTCCCAAACCAATGAACAATGAAACACACGCCGCCTACAACGATAAAGAATTCGGCGGGTGATGGGTAATGTTTACATTGTTACTGGCAAATTGTCAAGCAATCACATGCCACCCATCGGAGTGTAGGTGGCGGATGACATAGTACCGCGAGCCTTGTTGGCAATCGTTGGCTGTCGGTAAAACGATCCTCTGGGGATTGCTTTGGCTGCCTGCGCCCTAAGTGCATTCATGCCGCCCATAGACTGCATTTTGTTAGAGATCTCTTTTTTAAGTAATTGGCGATTCATCATAATAGTGTTTTAGTGTTGGGTTAATTTAGTACGGAAAGTAGTTCATCAAGAGCAGCCACAGACCCTGCCACCTTCATCACATCGTTACTGGACTCGCACAGGCGAAGGTCACCGAAGAACTTCTCGCGTTCGTCGCGGATGAACTGAACGATTGCTTGGAATTCCTCGCGGTCGGAGAGTGCTTCTACGGATTGTTGTATCGTTGGTTTCGGTAGTGGTGTCATAGTGGTGTTAGATTGAGGAGTCACCTAGTTCACAGCGTCCTGTGCGTTCATGCGTTAATTCGCAATAGCTCCATTGTTAAGAGGGATGTCTGATGAAGTTGGATTAGATTGGCGGCCCGTTAACTCGGAAGCGGATTTGGAATCCGATGCCGTCATCTCCTTGAAGCTTTGCAGGGACGGGCCAAGCCCCACAAGCGGGGGAGATAGAAATTACTTGCGCTTGGCAGTTTTCTTAGGCGCACGGCTCATCTTGATCTCGATCTCGACATAGCCTTTGCCTTTCTTCTTGCCGTTTCCGTTGCCGTTTCCGTTGTGGCTGCAGCCGTTTGATTTACCTTTTTTCATAAGTTATTTGCGTTTCTTGGACATTCCACTTTGCGACATGGCAATTGCCACGGCTTGTTTGCGACTTTTCACCACGGGTGCTTTGCGCGGCCCCTTGGGGTCTCGGCCCGCATGGAGCGTTCCAGCTTTATATTCGCCCATGGTCTTTGCTATTTTGGCTTGCTTGGCGGATTTGGTCTTTGGTGTCTTCATGGTAGTATTATTTCATGCTTTTGCTACCTTTGCAACGCCACTTCTTACGGGACAATGCATTGGGTGAGTTTGGGTCTGACTTCCAGTCACCCTTGATTTTGGCTGAACGAGCGCAATAGCTGTCACCCCGCTTTGAGCCGGGGCTAATAGTCGCTCCCTTTTGCCCAAAGCGTACGGTTTTCTTGCGACCAGTTTCGGGGTTGGTGACTACCTTTGAAAAACGCTTTTCGCTCATTGTTGCATATTTTGAGTTACCACTCCTCCCATTTGAGCAGGGGCCGTTCCTATGCGACCAATTTCAGCATTTTGAGCTTGTTGTAACTGGAACTGGTAGGCTTCCATATATTTCTGGAGTCGTGCCGCGAACGCCTCGTCCTGCTGTGCGCGTGCCGCGACATCGGGCTGCTGCACATAGGCTTGTAGCATTTGCATTGCGATCTGTGCGCCATTGGGCTGGGCAGGAACCTCGATGCCAGCGAAGATTTTGGCGAGGTCGTCGGTCACATTCTTCATGACCTTTTGCTGCGCTTCCTCTGCTGGTTGCAGGACATAGTCAGCAAAGATTGGGTTGATGCTAGATGCCGTGAACTCAAGCAACTTATTCACATCCATGATGCCGTTGCGGTCGAGTTGCACCAGAGAAACCATGTTTTTCAACTGCGTCTCCGCGGTCTCTGGGTCATTGCTCTGCGAGTCAAAGTTAACCACGATAGAGAAGTTCTCGTCCGGGCTACCCTTGGTCATGATTTGCGGGTTGGGATTGCCAGTTACCTGAAAGAATACCTCGTCTGGCCCCATGCGTTGGTAGAGTTTCCACGCAAGGTTAAGGACATCACGCACATGATCCAAGAACTTGGATACGAAGTATTGCTGCCTCATGGCAGAAAGCGGATTGTCTAGCGCAAGTCCAACGCTGCGGTCTGCTTGGCCGATCATGGACGCTTCCACCTCTACGGAACCGGGGTCGAGTGGTGGTGTTGGCCCCCATTGGATCTCACCCAAACGACGATAAGGAACCCGCCTGCCCGGCCCCCAGTCGGAGGGAGGTTTGCCAGCAGGGTGCATGAGGGGAGGCAGGGTCGCCAGAGATGCGCGGTCAACCCGCGAGTCACGCTCGGTTTTGATCTGTAGCTGTGCGCCGCGGAGGATGTCCCCGAAGGTCTGCACCTCGTACATGCGCTTCTGGTTGTTGCTAAGGCGGGTCACCACGAATGGATAGTCGTCATAGCCGTTAAGCAGTTCGTGCTTGGCATAGCCCTCTGCACTTGGGTGGAAAACAGTGCAATAAATGCCCTCGCTGCCGTCCTCTTCGTCGATCAGGCGTTGGTAGCCATAAACAACCATGACGAGGTCGTTGTCGTCCGTGATGGGTAGGCGGGTGACATTCTTCTGCTTCTCGCCATCCAAGTACATGCTGTCCTTGCCACGGAGATGTTCGATGGCGTAGTCCACCCATTCCTCGTCCCAACCTTCGTTGGTGACCTTTTTCTCCAGTTCTTGGGCAGTCAGGAAGGTGCGCCAGAAAATGTAGGGGCTGCGTTGCGGGTCGGAAACATATGGCGGAAAGATGACTTCCCCGTCTGGAGCGCAGGAATGCACCACAGGACGGTCAACCGTAACCCTAGGAACGGGTATTTGGGCCTCACCTTTGCTTCTGAGGTCTTTGAGGGCTTTTCTGGCACGCTTACCCGAAAGAGCAGGGAAGGCCGTCAGAATCAATCCTAGGGCCATTTCCGTGGCATTCTCGTCCATGAGCAAATCAACCATCTCCGGGGCAGCTTGCGCCACCTCGTCCAGAGTCATGGTCTGGAGGTAGGAACGGGACTCCCGCTGCCATCCCACATAAGAGATCATGAGGCCTTTTTCGAGCAGGTAATTAGCCCCAAGTTCCATGTGTTCACGGAAATTCGGGATGTACGAGGAACGCATCCACTTCAGGAAGCCAGACACCATCGCCGCCCGCGGCATGGATGCCATCGAAGTCGGAAACGCCTTGATGTGGGAGCGTTGGAGGGCTTGGTCGAAGAGTGCTACATAGGTGTCAATACGCTCGCCAATCACATTAACCTCTTGGTCGGAAGCACCCTCCCACGGGAATGCGTTTGACCCGTGCTTGCGGAGGTCGTCGCTCTTACCTTCCCAGATATTGCGCCGCTCGTCATACGAACGAAGGCAGGATTGGAAATACTCGTCGAGGTCTAGCAAAGCGGTTTCATAGGCATAGGAAAGAGAACCAACATCGGGTTCCTTTTCCACATAGATCAACGCCTCGCCCTCAAGGGCTTCTGATTCATATTCAGTTTCCATGTAATTCGTAATGCTCGGAGTCTAATTTCTTGTGAACTTTAATGGGCTTGCGAACCAGACGAGGTGACATCCATGCGGGAACCTCGACGGCAATACGCTCCCCATTAAGTGATGCATACACATATCTGGGGTTGTTGGCGAGACCAATCACCGTGACCTCCAGAGGCTCGGCTGCTGGTTCTGGGGCTGGAATTGCCGCTTCATCCTGTGGTTCCACCTTGGGTGCGACCTTCTTGACTGCCTTCTTTGCTGCTTTTTTCTTTGTTTTCATGGTTAGTAGCCTCCTGTGCCTTGTCTAGTTACAGCTATATGCGACCCGTCCACATGGTCAATGCCAGAGATTGCGGCATAGCGCAGGACATCTATCGGGTCTTTCCACGCCTCCTTTAGGCCACCATCGCCAGTGTACTCACTGAGGGCTTGGATGATGTTCTCACACTCGGAACTGACATAGAAATGCGGTCGGTTGACCGAATCTGCGGGTCTGGTAGTGTCCCACGACATTTTCCCAATAAGTGCCTGTAGCCCATCGTCAATTTCCAAGCCGGGGGCAGGTATGCACACTATGCCCTCGTCGTTCAAATCCTCGATAATGCTACTAGCCCCATCCGCAGACTGGTACTTAGCCGCCCCAAGTCGAGGGTCGATCAGACGCTCCATGATCTCCTCGTCACCCTCTAGGTCTCGGATTAGCTCCACATAGTCCTTGATGCCGTAGCCCTGTCCCTTTGCCCCATCGCCGGCAACCCACTTTCCGCCTCGCCACTCTGCCCAGTCACCGACATCCACGCCCGGCCATTCTCGGTAGACCCAGTAGGTTCCAGAGGCATCCACGGCAATCCATGCCATGAACCAGTTCTTGGCTCCCGCAGGGTCGATAATATGGTATAGCGTCACATTTTTCGTCGGAATAGCGTGAGGCTCAACCACATTGACCTCCTTGTTGAACTTGGGAAATTTGGTGGCATGGGACTTTACGGGAACCCCGTACGCACGAATTAGGATCTCCTCCCTAGGCCTTCCTACCAAAGTCTCCTTAATTCGCTCGTAGCCACCGAAAGGGTTGTCCTTGCTGTGGAAGTAATGAACGCTGGCATTGCGCTTCTTACTCCGCTGGACATAGGGAACAAGTTCGCCGCCGAGGAGTTCAGCCTCCTTGCTCTCGACGCTGGTAGCTCCGTCCAGATACTCTTTGATAACCTCCGTGTATCCATCAATCGGAGTGAAGGTTACCAACATTTTGGCGTTGCGAGTGGCGAGACGGAAACGGAGCGTGTTAATTAGTTCTGGGCCACCTAAATGCTCGTCAAGCCATACACCAATGTTATGCCACTTTGGTGATCGTGAGCCAAGTTCTGCGCCTTCTAGAATCGTAGGATTGTTCTGATACTGAGAATAGGTCTTAAAGATGATCTGCGACCCATTCGGAAGAATTAGCGAATTGTCTGTAAATCCGTTCTTCTTGGTGTACGATATGTAAGCGTTAGCAGAGGTTTGTTTCGTCCGTAATTCCGCTGGCAACCAATCCCATACAGTGCTTTGTTGTTGTCTAATACTTACCTCTGCTGTTTGAGCAAAACAGAATATTTCTGACTTTGGATTTTCTACGGCAGCTTTTACTACAGAGTAAGCACCCCATTGCGTCTTGCCGCTGCGGTTGCCCCCTAATGCTACAATTTCATTTACCTCACGCAGTTGCTCTTCAGCCTTGTTCCAATGTGGCAGTCTAAATCCATAACGAAATGGGTCTTTTTCTGCATTAGCAATAGCTTCATGGTAAACCCTGTGAAGCTCTACAAGCTCCTCTGGCTCCATCAAAACCAACTCTTCGTCCGTTGGTGGCTTAAGAATGGGGTGTTTTCTCCAATCTAGCATGCGGCGAACTCCCCTCTATGCTCTTTTGCTTTCTGATTGTAAGCTTCTGCTGCTTCCTCTTTGGTCTTAAATCTGCCAATGTTTACTCGCTTGAAATTAAGAGTCATCTGCGCTCTCCACATTCCAGTACACTTACAAAATGTAACACCCTTGATTCCAGATGTGTTATTCTTGTTCTTGCCGCGATTGAACATGTTTTCCGATCTGCTCGCATGGCGCAGATTACAGATCCGATTGTCTGACTTGTTCTGGTTGATGTGGTCAATATCTAAAGTCGGCCATTCACCATAAGACATGGCCCACGCGAGTCTATGAGATAGAAATTGCAAACCATTGATCCAGATTGACCTGTAGCCTCTAGCATTGACATTCCCGGCAACCTTGCCGATTTGGTCATTTCTGGTTGTATTGACCTTCCAAGTGAATACGCCTGTCTTTGGGTCGTAATGCAAGTAATCGAATAATTGTTTGACATCCAGAGCATTCTCTGGCTTTATTTTTTCAGCACTTTTCATAGTAGTTTATGTATTGTGTTAGAGTGCCTCTAGACTGCATATCTAGATGGCACTCGTTTTTTATCATCTGTAGAGATTGTGTCAAGAAGCTATTTGGTTGGTCTTGTATGCGTCCGTTTCCATGAGGATGTCGATTATCCGATAAACACTTCCGCATTTATCACATCCAAACGAATCATCCTCTGGAGGGAG